CACCGGTTTAGTGATCGTTCGGGTCCATGTTTGCGCGCCGGATGAATAGGCCTTCACCAGTTGGAATATGGTGGTGGTGCCGTCTCCCGTGCCAATTGCCTGATCTGTTGCGGATGGCGTTTCGGATGGCAAACACGATTTGTAATCACCCCAATCCTTCCAGCGAAACCCATAAAGCCGTCCATTGCGGGCCTCGAAGAATGCCACCACGGCGGCCAAATCGTCGGCGCGGCGAATGCCGTAGGCGGCATCATAACGACGGCGAGAATTGGCCCAGCTGGCATTCCTCTCCTCGTCACCCGAGGCCAGTTCGACAATCTGGGTGCGCCGCTCGGGGCCGCCACGCGCGCCACGGCTGATATTGTCGGGAAAGCGGATTTCGTGAAAAGCCATTAAGATTTATCCTTGTTCATGCTTCTTATCCGAAAACCGGTTCCCACTTTTAGGGAAGCCCTCACATGCCCCTCCGGCCCATGGCCACGGCGCGGGCAATGTCGGCCGAGACCTGGGTGCGCGATTGCCGGAAGCTCTCGGCATCGCGGGTCTGAATGTTGATGGTGATGTTTTGGGAACCGCCTGTGCTGTATTGTGATGCCTCGCGCCGCGATAACACCCGCTCGCCCTTTTGCAGAATGGCCGGAACTTCGTCGGGACGCAGCCCCGCCCAACCGCCGGAATGCATGCGCGGCGCACCGGCGAATGCCATTGCCGGAACCATGCGCTGCGGCGCTGCCCCACCAACCATGCCACCGGCATGCAGAACCGGCGCAAAGATGCCGCCGAGATTGCCAAGCGCGCCCGACAAAGCATTGGCCAGCGGTCCGAGGATGAACTTGCGCGCCGACAGTTTCGCCATATCCGCCAACATCGAGGTTACCAGCGACCGAAAATCCAGCTTGCCGGTTTTGACAAATTCGCCAATGGCGTTCTCGGCGCTCGTAAAAGCCCCGACCAGAGCATCGCCGATCCCTTTGCCGACATTGGCGGCCTTGGTGGCGTAATCCTTGAGGGAATCCGCCGCCATGTCCCATGCGGTTTTGGCAACCTCGGCGGCTGCACGAGCCGCGCCGCCTGCACCGGTGGCCGCTCGGGACAGAACCTCGGCAGCGGAGGTGGTTCCGGCAAGGCCGCTCTCGCCATCCTCGGCGCTCGACGTCATGGCATCACGCAGGGCCTGCATGGAGGTGAGCGGCGCGGTCGCCGCCTGCGCCATTTCGCGGGAGGAGTTCACCAGCCCGTCGGCGGCGTTTCGGGCATCCTCGGCGTTGGCAGCCATCTCGTAATAGGCCGAACCCGCCATGATCGCCGCATTGCCAATCGCCAGCATCGCACTGTCCATGCCCGGGATATTGGCAATCCCGCGCGTCATCGCATGCAGGAAATCCGTCCAGGTTTTCTGGATATTTGCCAGCATGGTTAGCCAACCGGCCTTGATCCGTGCCCAGACCGACGAGAGGGCCGCGCCGAGGGATTTGCCGCCGAGCTTGATGCGCTCCCAGACCTCGATCGCGACATCTTTAAGCAACCGCATGGCCTCGCCAAAGCCGCCAGCCCCTTTGACCAAGCGGCCGAACCAGTAGATCAATTCTCCGGCCCCGATGACCAACGCGCCGATACCGGTGCGGATCAGGGCTCCGCGTAATACGGCCAACGACAAGGACACACCGCGAATGCCGAGCGCGGCGCTGGCCAGTGCAATCACCAGCCGACCACCCAGCACGGCCGCGAAGGTGGCGGCAATGGTGGCGATCTCGCCGATATGGTTGAACAGGCCCTTGATGGCGCGCCCGAGCGGGCCGGTGGTCTTGCCAATGGCCGCCATGGCGTTGGCCATCGCTTCCAGTGCCGGAGCCGCCGCCACCGCCAGCTGGTTGGCAACCCCGCGCCACAGCAGCCCCATGCGAGACAGGGCATCATTGGTGCGCTGGATTTGCGCGGCGTCGCTTTCCGATACTGCCACCCCGAAATCTGCCACGTCCTGCGTGGCTTGTCGCAAGGTGGCACTGTCGATGCGGGTAAAGATCAAACCGGCGCGCGATCCGAAGATCTGTGAGGCCACAGCCGCTTGCTGGGCCGTCGGGATGAACTTTGCAATCGCATCCTGAATGGCGGCCATCTTTTCATCGATCGGCAGCTTGGCCAGATCGGCGGCGGAAAGGTGTAACGCATCCAGTGCTTTCACCGCCGGACCGGTCCCCTGCGCCGCCTGGCTCAGGCTCTTGGTCATCATGATCGTGGCTTGTTCGACCTCGCCCTGCGAGACTCCGGCCAGATCGGCCGCGCGCGCCAGCACCTGCATGCTCGCCGTCGTGGTGCGCAGGGATGCCGCCAGTTTGGCCTGCTCGTCGATGGCCTGCAGGCTGGAGCGCACCATGGCAATGCCGGCTGCCACCGCAACTGCCGCCATGATACCGGCAGCGATTTTGGCGCGACGGGCAAACCGCGCCAGCCGCGCATTGGCAATTTCCATCTCTCGCGAGGCTTTGCCAAAGCCGCGTTTTCCAGCCTCGCCAATGCCTTCAAACTCGGCTTTGACCTGCTTGCCGCCCACGGCCGCAAGGCGGACGGATACCCTTTTCTCGACCATCTTACTTATCCATCTGTTCGTTTATTTTACGCACCATCACCGCCTCTATGGCGGGAAGCAGTTCAGCCGTGGCGATCGAGCAGATGCCGAGGGCAGCCGCCAAGGACAGCGCTGTGCCCATGTCCCAGCCGATCACGCCACCGCTCGGGGCAACGCGCAGTTGGCCACCAAGGCGGGCGACCAGATCCCAGACCTGCCAGCCTTCAAATGTCCGTGGCTGGTTCAGGATTTGTGGGCAGTCTTCGCAGGTTCCAACGCAGGCGATACAGTATCCGTCGCCCCCGCCGAAGACCCAGTCGGCAAGGGCGGTGATCCGTTTTTTTCCGCGTCCAGCACCAGACCCTTGGCGACATATTTGGTCTGGAAAGCCTCGAACAGCGGCCAGACATCCAGCAGCGCATCGATCCCTTCGGGGCTGACGGGGATGGTGTTGCCGTCGGCATCGCCCACCCCTTCCCAGTCAAGCGTGGCGTTGCGGGCCAGAGCCTTGGCGAAGACCAGCGCACTTTCCTCGTCGGTTGCCTCCTCGTCCAATGTGGCGACCGCGGGGTCGTTGCGCGAAGCGACCATCATAGCGGTCGTCAGGGGTTGCAGATGCAGGCGGACTCCGTGGCCGAGATCCAGCCATGCGGGTTCGTTATTCAAATCGAGATGGATCATGTTGTTCCTCAGTAGGTTGCGATGTCGTTGACAAGGGTGACGGTGCACATCTGTCCGGCGGTAGCGTCATAAGCCGCCTGCCAGTCAAAGCTGGCCTGCACGCCCTGCGGCCCCTGGATTTCGATACGGGGGCGCGGCAGATAAACGGCGTGGGCGGTGAATGTCAGGCTTTCACCGGTGCCGAGATTATAGGCGAACTCCAACTCGGCAGGTGTGCCGTTCATGGCCTGTGTCATAAGCACCTGATCGGCGAAACGCACATCCATCTTGCCGGTCAGCCCGGCGATGGACGGGTCGGCCCCGTCGATGCGCCCGTCGGAGCGAATGGTCTCGATCCGGTCGAGATTGTTGGCATACTGGATATCGGCGGAAACGATGTTGCCGAGCGCCGTGCCGTTGCGTTTGATCGAGCCATTGAAATGACCAAACCGTTGCAGGTTCCAGCCGGTCGGCGTTCCGGCAGCCGTGGAGGTGGCAATCGCCTCGCCCTGCGCGATCAGCTTGGCCGTCGCGGTCAAAAGCCCCGAGCGCTGCATTTGCCAGGAAAGCTGGTCGAGCACACAGCCGGAATACATCGCATAGCGCGGCACCTCGGGCATGGCGGTCTCGATCGACAGGCTCGGCAGGGTCCAGCTTCCGGATGTGAACACATGGGTATAGGGGCCCGTACCGGTGGTGACCGGTTCCCCGAACGCCGCCTTCAGCCAGAACCCGAACGCTTCCGCGTCGATCGGCACCACCACATCGCCATCTGCCGTCACCGCATCCTTGAGCGGGGCGAGCGGATCGCGGCCATAGCCCAGCAATTCCGAACCCAGCAGCGGTTGCTCGGCCCCCAGCGAGGTGCTGGCGAACGGCATCTGCATGTACCCGCTCAGCGGCGGGGTGCCATAAGTCGTCTCGAACGCAGCCGCCATCAGCGACCGCGCGCCTTGTGCGCGTGCCATAGTGTATTCCTTTGTTAGGTGTGGGGGGCATCCCACGGGGGTTAGCCCATGGGGTTCATCCCAGGGGGTCGGCCATGGTGTAAGTCAAAATCACGGGAACGATGGCAGCCTTCAGCGCCTCCGCCCCTTCAACCGGCAGATCGACCGGCTGCGGGGCTTCGGCCTCGACCCAGTCGCACAGCCCA